TTGAATAAATATGAAAAAGCATTTAATCATTTGAGAGAACATGCATCATTTGATACTGTGGATGAAATGATTGATATAAAAGAATTAGTGGAAAAAGCAATACCAGCAAAGCCAATCCATGAAGAAGTACAAAGCAAAATCAATGAATTTTATAGTCATGAGTTTTGGTTTTGCTCCAAATGTAAAAAACTTGTAATGGCAAAAGATGACTACTGTATAAATTGTGGACAAGCGATTGATTGGAGGGGTGGAGATGAAAACTCTCAATAGGGAAGAATGTGAAAAAGCATTAGAAAGCCTTAAACCTATGAATTTAGAAGAATTTAAACAATGTCATTATTTATCACACATTGAAGCAAATAAGATTTTAAAACAATTAATTAAGGAGCATTTTAGTCCACAACCTCTTAAATTTGAAAAAATAAAAGCTGGGATGTATGTCTGGGATAGTGTATATGAATCAATAGGAAGAGTTGATAGAGTTTTAACTAATTGCAATCGTAGAAGATTGCATAATAGATATAGTGGTGGAGGGGATATAGTCGATTATGAAGAAAATAGATATTATCCAATCCAAATTCCAATCATAAAGGAGCAATAGAAATGTATTCTATATGTGGATCAGTAGCAAACAAATATCACTATTGTGATGTTTTCTGGGTGGATTTAAATAACAAATGCACAGGATATTATCAGCACAAGCAAAGTGGGTTGAGACCATGTATTATTGTAAGTAATGATTTTAATAATTATTTTTGTGATTTAGTGACAATCATTCCAGTTACTACTAAAAAGGATAATTTACCACAACATAGAAGTATAATGTTGCGAGGTAGAAAAAATTATATCTTACCAGAGCAGATAACAACCATTTCAAAAAAATGGCTGAAAGAGAAAATGTGTCATTTAAATGATGCAAATATTCAAGAAGTAAAGATGTCAATGAAGATACAATATAATTTATAAGAGGTAAGTCTATGGATATTAAAGAACAAATGAAAGAAATCATGGATGCATCTGTTACATGTGATAAATGCAATCATGAATTTGTAATAAAGGAAGAATCAATAATGAAAGAAAAGATGGAAGTAAAAGGATTGAAGTTTGATCTAATTTATTTCTATTGTCCTTCATGCAAAAAAATATATCGTGCTTCCATTCAAGATAGAAAGTATTATCTTCTAGTTGAAGAGCTTGATAAAGCAAGAAAACAAGTTAGAGATAACTTTGGAACGTTTGATACAACCAAAGCTAATAAATTAAATAAAAAGCTAAAAAAGAAATCTAATGCATTAAAAAATCATGTATTAGAAATGAATGATAAGTTTTCTGGTGAATTTGCTTTCTTTGTTGATAACAAAGGAAATAGGACTATTGAGTATATCGAAAATGATAACATCAATTAGAAGTGAAAGGAGTAGCATATGAAAGAATCTAAATATCAAGTGTTGAATTGGAAAAGATGGAAAGCAACTGCAATTCTATTAAAAGAAACAAAAAAAGAATTAGAAAATACTACACAAGCTATATCATATTCAAATGAACTACCGGGAGGTTCACACAAGACGATTTATGAAAAATATAATAAACTTATTGAAAATCTTGATAAATATGACGAACATATAAAGATGTATGACACTGTTGTCGACTTTTTAGAAGAATCTATTACTAAATTGCTAAACGAAAAGCAAAGGGAAGTAATTATAATATATTCTAACTATCCTAATAACAGTATTGAAAGAATAAATGAAGCTGTTAAAAAAGGATATTCACAAGCAACTTTCTATAGAATTGCTGATGAAGCATTTGATATTTTAGATGAGGTTTTAGCTTTAAAAAATAGGGATGTAGAAAAGATTTTAAAAGCTGAAAAAGAAAATTGATAATTATTTGATAATTTTTTTAAGGAAAAATGTGTTATTATGGTAATGTGGTTTAAATGAAAACAACATCAATGCTTTGTCTTGAAAGCGAAGAGATAGATTATGTCTATCTCTTTTTCTTTACAAAAAAAGGAGGTAGATATTATGTATCATGGAATTCAAAGGAAAATAGTGACTGATGAATGGTTGATCAAAGAAACAAAAGTTAAAGCACAAAATAAAGATTATATTTATGGTTATGAATATAATGGAGTCTTTTATCAATTGGATATGTTTCCAGAAAACATAAACCAATCATTACAGGAACTAAAAGACAAAGGATATAAGAATATCTATTACAATAAAGTGGATGAAGAAAAGAAGAACGCTAGAAGAAGTAAAGCAGCTAGTCAATGATGGTGATGTTCATGCATTTTATGTATCACGTGAATGGAAAGATAAACGCATAGAGATACTTAATAGAGATCATTATGAATGTCAAAGATGCAAAGGTAATTATGTTGTTGAATCAAAACCAGTAAAGAGAATTAAAATCAAACGTGCAAAGTATGTACATCACATCATACCGATGAAAGATTGTTTTGAATTAGCATTGGATGATGATAACCTAGTAAGTCTATGCTTTGAATGTCATGAGATAGTTGAAGGTAGAGATGGAACTTGGGAAAAATTCAAGTATAAAAAGAAATTGACTAAAGAAATGTGGTAATTCAGTATACCCCCCGTCAAATTCTCATGCGAATTTGAAACACGGAGAACGGGCATGTGGTCCTAACTTTTCAGAAATATTCGCGCGTGCGTGATAACGGGTGGTTGATTAGAAAAAATATTGAAAGGGGTGTTGTTATGACAAAAAAAGAAATCAAGGATGACTTGCTTGAACAGTTGGAAGCTCAAGGTAAGTATCAAAATTACTATCTTGATTTGATTGAAGATTATATGAAATATTATGATCTTAAACGAAAATGCCAACAGGACATCAAAAAAAAAGGATTGCGATATACAGTTACATCCGGAAATGGATTTAAAAGCGAAAAGCCTAATGAATCCGTGCAAAATTTAATGAAAATAACAACAACTATGTTGAAAATCCTTGATGAATTAGGTTTACAAAATCCAATCAACACCTCTGATAATTCGGATGATGATTACTATTGATTGAATGTCAAGAAATCAATGATTATATCGACTATGTAAAAAAGAATCCAGATAAGATAAACAAAGAAAGAAAACTGCTAATAAAGAACATCGTTATGCCTACATTGGCTAGAAATGATGTTTTTTTTGATAAAAAAACGTATCAAAATTGCTTAAAATATTGCGAAAGCAACTATTATAAGCTGTTTCCATATCAAAAATTTATCTATGCATTTGTTTTTATGTATGTCGATAATATTCCACTTTTTAAAAAAATAATTGTAGAAATGGGACGTGGAAATGGTAAAGACGGTTTTATTATGCCATTGATGAATTTTCTACAAACACCACTTTATGGAATCAAAAATTATCACATTGATATCATTGCAAACAATGAAGATCAAGCAAAAGACAGTTTTAATGTTGTATATGATATGCTTGATGATAAATGGAACAAATTCAAAAGCAAATTTTATAAAACCAAGGAACTTATCAAGAATAGAAAGACGCGTGCTGAATTACGTTACAACACTTCAAATGCCAAGACAAAAGATGGTAAGAAATCGGGTGCAATTCTATTTAATGAATATCACGCGTATGAAAATTACGATCAGATAAATGTTTTTTCATCACAGTTAGGAAAAATCAAACACGCAAGAACATTTATCATTACAACAAATGGATATGTTCGTGATGGACCATTAGATGAGTTATTAGATATATGTAATGATATTTTGAAAACGGGAGATAATGATTTACATTATTTCCCTTTTTTATGCAAATTAAATGACATAAAGGAAGTTGATGATCATAAAAATTTTATTTTAGCAAATCCGTCAATGGAGTTTATGCCGGACTTAAAAGAACAAATTTTGTATGATTACAAAGAAATGTTGAAATTGCCTTCAAAAAAGGCAGAATTCCTAACAAAAAGGATGAATCTTCCTGCAAGAAACGAGGAAGCTACTGTAGCAAAGTGGGAAGATATTTTAAGAGCTTGTTATGTTGATGTAGAAAACAAAATAGAAAGAAAAGTTCCAGAAGATATTAGTCATTATTCTTGTGTTATAGGAATTGACTATGCGGATATCCGTGACTTTGCATCTGCAGGTTTTCTTTTTAAAATCGATGGAGTGTTTATTTGGAGACAAAAGACATGGATTTGCAGGAACAGTCCCTACTTTGAATCGATAAAATTTCCATTGGAACAAAATATCGGTTTGGAAGGATTTGATGATTATGAAATAGTCAATGCTGAAAGTTTGAGTGTAGATATGATTGTTGATTGGTGTGTTGAACAGATGGAAGAATATGATGTTGTTAAAATCATCATGGATACGTATAGATTCAAGTTATTTAGAGAAGCATTTGAAAGATGCGGAATTACTATTGAAAGCAAGAAAAATCCAGATGGGCTAGTAAGAATGATTAGAAATCAAGGTGCAATCAACACTTATATTGCTCCTTTAGTAGAAAAAGCATTTGTTGATGGAAATATTAACTTTGGAAACAGTGCTATCATGCGATGGTATACAAATAATACCTCCGTAAAAATGGATAAGTATGGAAATAAATCGTATGAGAAAATTGAGCCTAAATTAAGAAAGAATGATGGTTTCATGGCATTTGTATGTGGTGTTTCTGCAGAAGATATGTTAGATGAAACGATTATTTATGTATAAAAAAAGCGAGGAGGTGAATCAATGTTTCAATTTGTAAAGAAATTATTTAATAAGTACGGTCAGCTGGTTGATTATTATATTGATATGATGGCTGAAAAAAATAGACTTTCGCAGTTGGCATTAGAAATTGGATTTAACAAGATTGCTGATTTAGTGTCAAAATGTCCAATTGATGTCTATTCAACAGATAGTGACGCAATCAAAACGGAATATTGTTTAAATGTACGACCTAATCCAAATGAATTTGCAACTGATTTTTGGAAACAAGTCATTATGGAGATGTGTACGAGCAGTGATGGATGTTTAGTTGTGCAAATGAGCGATGGAAATATTTATAGAGCTAATAGCTTTACACAGTCGGATGATGTTCTTTACCCTAGAACATTTTCAAATGTGGTTATTAAAAGTGGGGATAGAACTTATAAACTGGATAGGATATTTACATCGAATGATGCAATTTTATTTAAATATAAAAATGAAAGGCTTCTGGCTTATCTAAATGAAATCAATCAAGAAAATGCGATTGCTTGGAATGCAGCACTAAGAGGAGTTAAGTCAAAACTTTCAAAATTCAAACTGCAAATGCCAAGTGGTGGAAGAATATTTGATAAAGAAACACAAAAAGCAATAACTGAAAATGAGTATACAGAAAAAATTAGAAAAGATCTTACAAGTGATGATATAAAAGTTATCATTTCAAAAAGTGGGATAGATATCAGCGCTATTGATAGCAAGTCAACAATGACTGCAAGTGATGTCAAAGCATTAAAAGATGAAGTATTTACAAATGTAGCAATTGCTTTAGGAATTCCAAAAAGTGTTTTTTATGGAGAAGTTACTGAAAAAAGTGATGCTAACAATGAATTTATTACGTATGCTGCTGATCCAATTATTCAAGAGTTAAATGATGGGATGAATGGATGTTGGCTTTCTCAGCTTGAATGGGAAAGAGGGGATAGGATTTTAATCAATACGGATGCAATCAAGCATATTGATGTTATCGAGCAAGCATCTAATCTTGATAAATTATATTCTAATGGCTGGTCCCACAACGATATTTTAAAATTACGTGGTAAACCACCAATCGATGAAGATTGGGCAAATGCTAGAAGATTTACTAAAAACTATGCTACAGGCATGGATGAAAATATGAAAGGAGGTGATGAATAATGAAGAAAGGACATGAAAAGTTCTATGAATTCAAAAAATCAAATGAAGAAATGACGGATCTTTATATTTATGGAGACATCACCTCATACAAATGGGATGAAAGTGATGTGGGTGCCTATGACTTTTTAAAAGAGCTGAATGATGTCGATACAGATAACTTAACAGTTCATATCAATTCGTATGGCGGGTCTGTAAGTGAAGGTCTTGCAATCCACAATATGATTAAAGAATTCAAAGGAAATGTAACTACTGTATGTGATTCTTTTGCATGTTCGATTGCAAGTGTCATCTTTATGGCAGGAAAGGAAAGAGTCATGCATAAAGGTTCATTGCTGATGATTCATCATGCATGGACTTGGGCAAGCGGTAATGCTAAAGATTTAAGAAAGCAAGCGGATGATCTAGATAAAATCACAGAGCCATCGATTGTTATTTATGAAAATAATTCAAATCTTTCAAGAGATGAAATCATTGAACTGATGGACAATGAAACATGGATTACTGCAGAGGAAGCTTTAGAAATGGGATTTGCTACATCAATCAAAGAAGATGATGATGCACAGCAATCAATCAATGAAATGTACTTGAATCATCAAGTTATGTTGAATAAGGATTTAGAAAAAGAATTGAATGAGGTAAAAGAAGCATTGAAACTTGAAAAGGCTAAAAATGAAGAGCCATTAACAGGTTGGGATGCTTTTTTTAATACAAAAAAATAGAAAGGAAAGAGAAAAAAATGAAATTTAATAAAGTAGATAAAGCTACATTAGAAAAAGCAAAAGAGATTTTAGAAAAAGCAGAAGATAAATCTCAAGCAATTTTAGAAGCAGTAGAATTAATCAATGAAGCTGCTAATAAGGATTTGATTGAACAAATCTTAAAAGAATCAGCAAATGCAAATGCAAAAGCTCAAAACTTCAATAAATTAGGATTAAGACAATTAAGCGATGAAGAAAATAAATTCTATGATGCTTTAAAAACAGATGTCAGACAAGCTATCGATGGAAAACAAATCGACTTGATCCCAACAACAATCATTGATAACACTTTAGCTGATGTAAAAAAAGCAAGTGATTTATTATCATTAGTATCTTTTGCTCCGGCTGACGTAAAAAAATGGTTATCAGCATCCAAAACTGGAACTTATGCTTGGGGAAAATTGACTGATGCTGTTAAAGGTGAATTAAGCGTTGCATTTGAATCATTAAATATCGAATTAGGAAAAATCACAGCATATTTAGTTATTCCTAAAGCAATTAGAGATTTATCAAATCCATTTGTTGATAAATATTTTACAGCTATTTTAGCTGAAACAATGAATGATGGTTTAGAATATGCATTCTTATTAGGAACTGGAGTTGAACAACCTATCGGTGTTTTCCGAAAAATAAATGAAGTCGAAACAAATGGAGAACATAAAATGAAAACTAAAAATTCAAAATTAACTGAATTTACACCTAAAGGTTTAGCTCCCGTAAAAACACAATTATCGCATGGTGGGAAAAGAGCAATTCCATCATTAGCGTTAGTATGTAATCCAAATGATGAAGCTGCTTATGTAGATCCTGCATTATATGTACAAGCATTAGCTGGTGGATATGTGCAAGTATCAAAAGATAAAATTAGAACAATTCCAACTGCTAATTGTCCACAAGGAGAAGCTGGATTATTAATTGATAAGCCAGATTATTACACAATGGGATTATCAGCAATTAAAGTTAATGAATATGATCAAACAAAAGCAATGGATGATGCAGATGTCATTATTGCAAAAGCTTATGGAAATGGTAGAGCAGTAGATGATGATGTATGTTTCTACTTTGATCCAACAAAATTAGTTGAATATGTTCCAAAATATTTCCAAACTAATGCACAAACACAAGAAGCTGCATAGTTTTATAGAAAAATAAAATGGATAACAAGGTTATTGATAACTTGATAGATGAAATTAGAAAAGAAAAATTTATTCCTTTTTATTATGAAGATTCATCTATTAGAAATAATATTCGTGAGGGAAATTATCGCTTAACAAAACTAGTTGGAACTATTGATTATGATGAAGATTTGACTGCCAGAGCGCTATTAAAAAACTATGTGCTTTATGCATATAATAGTAGAACAGATGAATTCTTTGAAAATTACAGTGATGAGATTTTGTCTTGGCAAATGGACAAAGTTCCTTTGATTAAAAATGATGAAGAAAACTAGTAGAATTCATATGCCCATTTATAATGATGGGCTTTTTGAAGTTTTTGAAATCATAGAAGATGATAGCGTTCAAGCAAATACTTCATTGCAATCAAAAGATATTTCTATGACATATCAAGAATTAGGTATATCAGACAGATTAAGAAGCGATTTAGACTCTCATGATATTGATATTCAACTAAAAATTAGAGTTCCATACGTCAAAGGATTTATTGATTCAATGAGTGTTTTGAAAATTGATGGACAATATTATAAGGTTTATAACATTTATCACTTTGTTGATAGTAATGGATTTAAACAATCTGATATAACTCTTGTAAATTGGGAAGGAGAATATGATGAAGAAAACGGATTTTGTCAATGCATTAAGTGAGTTAGATATTCCAATCAACGAAGGTCAAAGCTCTGTCAATAATGCAAGTAAATATCCTAGAATCGTTTTTTGGGAAATTGCATGGGATGACAAACTAGCAAGTGATGATGTCTATATCACTATTGAAACGATTCAAGTATCATTCTTTTCTAGAAAACCTAGACATGATAAATTGCTTGAATTAAGAGACATGATGCGAAAATTAGGATTGCATCCTACGATCTATCATGAATATGTAGAAGAAAAAAACAAAGATAGAAATTATTATCATTCTTACTTTTCGGTAGAGTTAGAAGTTGATAATGATGAGTGATACAAGTGAATTTGATGGACTTCTAGATTTTTCAAAAGCATTAGAAGAATATGCGAAAGTATCTGATAATGTAGTAGAAGAGGAAGAAAAGATAGCACAAGATTTTGTCAAAGACTTATTGAAACTGCCCAGTCCTAAATCAAAGATTTCTAAAAGTGGATATACACATTTGATATCCACTTTTTCTTATAGAAAAAAAGCAAAAGAAATAGAGATAGGCTGGGGGAAATATTATGGTCCTATGGTCGAAAGAGGAACTATCAAGATGAAAAGTAGTCATCCTCATTTAGTACCTTTATGGAATAGAAATTCAAAAAGATATATAGAAAGTTTTAAAAAAAGAAATAATTTATAAAAATTAGGAGGTAGAAAGATGTCACAAAAAGAAAAAAGACCATCGATTAAAGAATCGGTCGGTGGATTGAGATATTGTTTTGCTACAACAAATGAAGTAGATCCTCAAATCTTTTCAGGTAAATATGAAGAAGAGGTCGCTGTTTCAAACGTTGTTAAAAACATCAAACGTACTGAAAACGGAGATACGACACCGGTATACGCATCTGGAAAAGACTATGATACAGTTTCTGATACTTCATCCGTTGACAGTGAAGTAGAAGTGGTTGCATTTGATCCTAGTGACCTTGCAAAAATGCGAGGAGATGAAATTACAGAAAGTGGATTGATTTTAAAAGGTGGCTCAAGCGAACGTCAATTTTTTGCTTTTGGTCAAACTGTTTTCTATCGTCAAAACAGAAAAAAATTCAGATGGTATCCAAAATGTAAATTAACTGCTGATACTGATGATACAAATACAAAAGAAGAATCTTTCAGTGAACAAAATGATACAGTTACAATTAGAGCTTATCCATTTAACGATAAGGGACAAATTGCTGTTGAATTTGATACTGCTGTAAAAACTGCAACTGGATTAACAGAAGAAAAATTCTTTAATCAAGTTATCACATCCGATGAAGATCTAAAAAAAGTAATTGCAGGTGATTAGTGATGGATAAACAAGACATCAAGTTAACGGATGGCAGGGTCATAGAAATTCAAGTCAGCTTTTTAACTCTTTATTTGATTAAAAACAATAATCTTGATAAAGAAACAAAAGCTTTAAGAAGAATGACTGATAAATATGAAAAGATGGATGATAAATCATCTGTTGCTGCTAAAAAACTGCATGAAAAAATAGAAGATAAACAATTCTATATGGCTGCAAAAATGATTTATGTAATTTTACGTTCTAATCGTGAAAAGGTTGAATTTGAAGATGCATTGGCATTATGCCCAATTGAACCAGATGCGATTGTAAATATAATCAAGCAGTTTGAAAATAAAATGGAAATTCTCAAAAAAAAAGACAATATGAAGAATTTTGTGAAGAGCAAGAAATAGATTTCACGATGAATCTTTATCTTGCTTTGACACAGCTTAATTTATCAGAAGATGATTTTTGGCACATGAGTCCAATTACTTTTGATGAATTATTAGAAACTCATGTTGAATTCGAAAGGAGTAAAATAGAACATGGCTGATGATCTAAAAAGAGTCGGTCTTGTGTTCAAGGCTGATGGAACAGCTGATTTTACAAAATCATTAAAAACAATCAACGCACTGACTAGGGAAAACTACAGTGCTTTTTCTTTGGCTAAAAGTCAATGGGATAAATCAACATCATCATTGACAAAGCTAAAAGATACACAGTCATATTTGACAAAGCAAACAGAAACTTATTCATCAAGAGTTTATGCATTAAAAAGTCAACTAGAAGAACTTGAAAATGCAGAAAACAAAGATGAAAAGGCTATTGCCAATAAAAAGCAACAATTGAATAACGCAGAGTCAAGTTTGAATAAATATAAGAAACAACTTTATGAAGTAAACGCTGCTTTAGAAAGTGGTCAAGCTCAAATAGAAGAGTATGCTAAAAAGGTTGAAGCTTTTGAAAATAAGACAAAAGAAATAGGAAATGGATTAACTAAAAATGTTACTGCCCCTATTGCTGGATTAGAAGTTGCAGCTGTAAAAGTAGGTAGTGACTTTTCAGCAGGAATGAGTGAAGTATCTGCTGTTTCTGGAGCAACTGGAAAAGATTTAGAAGCTTTAAAAGATAAAGCGAAAGAAATGGGAGCATCCACTAAATTTAGTGCAAGTGAAGCTGCCGAAGCTATGAATTATATGGCAATGGCAGGATGGAACACGCAACAGATGATAGATGGATTGCCAGGTATCTTAAACCTTGCCGCAGCTTCTGGTGAAAGCTTAGCAAATACAAGTGATATCGTAACGGATGCATTAACTGCTTTTGGATTGAAAGCGGAAGATTCATCACACTTTGCTGATGTTCTCGCAAAAACATCATCAAGCGCAAATACGAATGTTTCCTTGATGGGAGAAACATTTAAATATGTTGCACCATTAGCAGGAACATTAGGATTCAGTGTTGAAGATACTGCTCTTGCAGTTGGTTTGATGGCAAATGCTGGTATCAAGGGTTCACAAGCAGGTACTGCTTTGAAAACAGCTATTGCTAATTTAGCAAGTCCAACCGATTCAATGAAAGAACAGATGAAAAAATTAGGCATCTCAATTACTGATACGAATGGATCAGTAAAACCATTGATTACAATCCTAGAAGAATTAAGAACTAAATTTGGAAAATTAAGCAGTGCACAAGAGTCAGCCGCTGCAAGTACGATTTTTGGAAAAGAATCGATGTCTGGAATGCTAGCAATCATCAATGCAAGTGACAGTGATTTCAATTCTTTATATGAAAATATCAAGAATGCAGATGGCGCTGCTAAAGCTATGGCTGACACGATGCAAGATAATTTGCAAGGTGATTTGACTACGCTATCTTCTGCATTGGAAGGTGTAGGAATCAAAGTATCAGAAGTGTTAGAACCAGCATTACGCGACATTGTAGAAGCAATTACTGATTTATTTTCTTGGCTCAATGGTTTGGATGATGAAATAACCAATACCATTGTAATCATTGGAACTGTTGTAGCTGCAATTGGACCATTATTAGTTATTATTGGAACTCTTGCAGGACCAATATCCACCGCGATATCCTTATTTGGAAAATTCAAATTGGCATTGTTTGGAACAACTGAATCAGCAGGAGCAATAGGTACAGTAGTCAGTGCATTGAGCGGACCATTACTTGCAATCATTGCACTTGTTGTAGCAACAGTAGCTGCACTTGTTAACTTGTGGAATACAAACGAGGGATTTAGAAATGCAGTTGTCGATATTGTAACTCAAGTCATGTCGATACTACAAAATCTAGCGGTCGTAGTTCAACCGATATTTGATACATTGAAAATTGCACTTCTTGCAATCTGGCAAGAGGCATTAGTTCCCTTATGGGAAAATTTTCAAATTGTCATAGCGAACATCGTTACATTGATTTCATGGCTGTTCGATGGAATTAGTCCTATTATCAATGCAATTGTTTCATTGATAGAAATAATTGTTATTCCATTGATTCAAGGACTTTTGACAGTCATAGTTGGTTTTGTGACAAGTTCAGCGGGATTGTTAGGTTCATTTTTATCAAGTGTATCTGGAATAATCGATGCTGTAATTCAAGCTATTCGAGGATTGATATATTTCATTACTGGAATATTTACAGGAGACTGGAGAAAAGCATGGGAAGGTGTCATTGATATCTTTGGTGCGATTTTCAATACGATAAGAAACGTATGTAGGGCACCAATCAATGCAGTTATAGGATGCTTGAATGGAGCAATCAGCGGAATCAATAAAATGATTGATGGATTGAATACGCTTCATTTTGATATTCCCGATTGGGTTCCTGCACTCGGTGGTAAGAGCTTTGGATTGAGCTTAAGTCATTTAGGAAAGATTCCGGCGCTTGCAACTGGTGGTAACTTATTAAAAGGAAGTGCCATCGTAGGAGAACGAGGTGCAGAGTTGTTGACTCAAATGGGAACTCAAACAAGAGTAACTCCATTGACTGATTCTGGTGGTTCTAATAAACAAGAATTGATTGATTATCAAAGACTTGCAGATGTCTTTGTAAATGCGCTTGTTAGAGCAGGATTATCAATTAAGCTTGATAGACGCGAACTAGGAAAGTTGATAAGAAGTGAGGTGTACTGATGAAAAAATATGATATTAGATATGTTGGTAACAAGGGGACAGTAGATTTAAATACTGCTCCTTATCTTATCAAAAATATCGAAACACTATTTGAAAGTGAAATTAGTTTCAATTCTACTTCTTATCAGCTTGACAATCGTAATGATATAGACAGCTTTTATTTTAATGGAACTGAAAAGGATATAGAAATCCAAGTATATAGAAAAAACAAAGAAGAATTGATTAATGATCTTGATTATATTTTTGGATATGATTGTGAGATTGTTAAAGCAGGTAAGCTTTATATAAATGATTACTATGCTTATTGTTATTTTATTAAGCCTAAACCTAATTATTTTGCTAAGTATAGCAATTTAGAAATGCTAACCTATACTGTTAGATTCTGTTCAAAATGGATAAAGGAAACAGTGATTGATTTCAATATGAATGATGATATCACTTCATCATCTGGTATGAAATATCCTTTTTCTTATCCTTTTTCCTATAGAGCAGTAAAAAAAGATAGATTTGTTAACAATATACATTTTGCTTCTTCAAAAGCAAAGATTATTTTCTATGGACCTTGTAAGAATCCAAAAATTTCAATTGCTGATAACATTTATGCAGTCAATACGGAACTTTTAAAAGAAGAGAGAATAGAAATTGATCCCTTTGAAAAAACAGTTCTTAAGTATACTGCGGATGGTGTAGCAATCGATGTGATGGATGCTCGATATAAAAAATCAAGTATTTTTGAATTGATTCCAATTGGTTTGAATCTATTTGAACAAACGACTCAATTCTCTGTAAGAGTGATTCTTTATTATGAAAGAGGGACTCCAGAATGGAAATAATGCACGCTAGAATTGATTCATCAATACGAAGCAATGATTTATATTTAAAAGAAATGTCAGTCATTGCCAAATTTAAAAAAGCTGAATTCATCATAGGAAAGAAAGCATCACTTGATGATAATGATTTCTATATTGAGTTATCAAAAGAATATTTCAAGAAAATGGATATTCAAAAAAATGACTTGATTTATATTCCTAATAGTGAATTTGGTGGATTTGCTAAAAAGATACAGAACGCAGATGATTCAACTGTCAAAATTACGGGAGTTAATTGGAGATATTTCTTACATCGTTTTGTTATATTTCCAAAATATAATAGTGATTATAAAGCAAGGGATGATTATTTAACTGTTGAAAATAAAGAAATCCATAAAGTTTTTGAAATATTGTTCAAAAATGTTTTCTATAGTGCTTTTTTAAAACTCTATAGAGTAAGTGATAAGGATACTCAAATCAATACGACTGTTTCATCAAGATATGATTATCTCTATGATAAGATCATCAATATTCTTGATGAAAAAAATATGAGGTTGAAAGTCTATCATACTTATGATTATGATGATAGAAATATTGTTGTTGAAGCAGTTGAAAAAAATGTCATCGATGATGTATATAACAGAGATTACAGTATAGAAATCACTTCAAGTATTGATTCTACCAACTCAGTAGATACAATGATTGCTTTAGGCAAAGGAGACTTGCACGATAGAAAAATCGTTTTGATTAAGCATTCTATCGATGAAGATGGAAATGATGCATTTGAAAAGATTACGGACTTGTCAAAAGATGAAATAGGAAATATCGATTCATCAATGTATGTCTATGATTATAAATCATGTGAAAGTGATGATGATTTAGTAGAAAAAGCGATTGAAGAATTTAAAAATCATCTAGAAACAAAAGAAATCAATTTAGGTGTTACTTCATTAAAAAAAGAATTAGAATTAGGTGATATCATTACAAGCGTTGATGATATAACGGGACTTTCTATTGAAACAGAAATCACTAGAAAGATTCTAACAATTGAAAACGGAATAAAAAAAATTGAATATAAGGTAGGTGAGTAATTTGTCACAAAAGGGAATTACAATCAATACTACTGATGCAGGGCATGTTGACGCAAGTGATCATGCTCTTTTGTTTAGTGCTATTTTTGGAATGAATGGAATTTTAAATGTCGGTTCAAAAATGAAAATATCTAAACAGTCAGACAATAAAATAAGAATCATGGATGGAATGTATATGATGTCTAATGGTGTCCTAATAAGAATTGAAAATTATGAGGATATCACCATTACAAGTGGTACTTTAGGGCAAAAAAGAAAAGATATCATTATTGCAGAATACATTAAAAATGGAAATGGAATGGGTGATGATGTAGCTAAGATTAGAGTTGTAAATGGAACTTATTCATCTGCTAATCCTGTTGAACCGACTTTGGTAAATAATGGAACAACTATTCAAGAAAAATTAGCTACATTATTGATCAGTGAAACAACGATGACTATTGATTCAGTTTCAGCTAAAGTCATGCCTGTTCTAGCAAATGCAGTATTTTATAAAGATTAAAAAAATAGTAAATCGAAAGGAAAAAATATTATGGCAATTAAAACAGTACAAGTAATAATTAATGGAGTACCTACTACTCTTACTTTAAATTCATCAACTGGAAAGTATGAAGCTACGATTACTGCTCCGACAAAATCCAGTTACAATCAAAGCGATGGATATTACAATGTAACAGTTAAAGCAACTGATACAGCAGGAAACAGTACATCTAAAGACGCAACCGATGCAACTTTAGGAAGCAAATTAAAATTAATTGTAAAAGAAAAAGTTGCACCAGCAATTACAGTTACTTATCCAACTGCATCAGCAACAACTACAAATAATAAACCGACATTTAAATGGAAAGTTACTGATGATGATTCTGGAGTTGATTCAAGTACTATTGGAATCACAATTGATAGTGGCTCAAAAATTACATCTGGTATTACTAAAACAGCTATTACTGGTGGATACGAATGTTCATAAACTCCAGCTACAGCTTTAAGCGATGGTTCACACACAGTTAAATTTGCTGCATCAGATAACGATGGCAATGCTGCTACTCAAAAATCAGTTACATTCAAAGTTGATACTGTACCACCAACATTAAACGTTACTAGTCCAGCTGAAGGCTTAGTTACTAATAATGCAACAGTTACTGTTAAAGGTACTACAAACGATGCAACTTCATCACCAGTTACTGTTAAAGTAAATGGAACTGCAGTTACAGTAGATGCTTCTGGTAACTTCTCAACTACAGTTACATTAACTGAAGGTTCAAATACAATCACAGTTGTAGCAACAGATAGTGCAGGTAAAGCTACTACAGTTACTAGAAAAGTTACATTAGATACAAAAGCACCAACAATCACTGATGTTTCAATCACACCAAACCCTGTTGATGGTGGTAAGACATTTGTCATTGCTGTATCTGTAACTGACTAGTTATGGTTGTAAGGGTTATAGGAAAAACTGATACGTTTACTGTAATCTTTGATAGAATAGATGAAAAAAGATGGAATGCGTTAGTTCCTGCAAACGTCGCAGGCGAATATATCATGGATTTATTCGCTTACGACGATGCGGGAAATGTAGGCTATATGGCAACAGCAATGTTTACTGTAGATACTTCTAACTTGTGCTTCCATCTTGAAATCATCAATTATCAAAGCTGTATCAGTCTTTGTAATGATTATATTTGTGAAATCAAGGAGGTGCTACCATGCAGAATTTAATAAGAATGTATGCAGGAGAAAAAAGAAAGATACGTCTTTTTGTTCATTCAAGAAAAAAGCCAGAAGATACTTTTATCATTAGAAATGCAAAAGCTGAAATCTATCTCTATGGTGATTTGACACAAACGATTGAATGTGAAATCGATGAGCATGATCTTATTTTTCTATTAGGCATCGAAGAAAGTGGAAATTACAAAATGATTATTACTTATGTTATTGCAGATGAAGTCATTAAAAATAAATTTGAAATTGAGGTGAGATAATGGGATATAGAATATACAATGTTGCATTATCAAAGCAAAATGTAAGCGCAGGAGAAAGACTGACAATTTCAGTTGATATCATTACATGGGACTGGTTAAAGAAACAAATGACGTGGAATTCGTTAAAAAGCAAATTTAAATGGAGTGATTTGATTGGCTGATGTTCCATCAAAATTAACAGTTCCAAGCGATATTACAATGTCAGATCCTGCGGATATTAAAAAGTTACAAGATGAAATAATTGCATTGTATAAAGCAGTCAATCAATTGATTGATGTTGATGTTGAACAAAATGAAAAATTAGACAATGCAGTATATTACAAAGAGTAGATTGATTTCTGCTCTTTTTTCTTTGGAAGGAGAAAAATATGAAAGATTTTGAAACACGTGAGTGCGTTGTACACACACACACACACACACACAACTTACAAAAAATAGGAAAGGTACAACAAAGTGCCTTTTCTTATTCTTTAAAAAGATTGGTGGTGAAAAGCATTTAGATTAAAACTAACCTAGATGCCAATATGCCAAAATTTATTGATAAAGATGAAAATAAATTGCTTGATTTACAAATGTCAACTGATGAGCACTGGACTGGAAAATACTGGATTGATGGTAAAAAGATTTATGAAAAAATTATTACATGGACTGGTTTAAATGTTGGTGTAAGTACAATCAATCATTCAATCAGTAATTTAAACGAGTTTATTGATTATGAAGTCACATGTTCTAATGGAGAAGATTTCTACAGATTCCCTGTTGTTTACTATTCTGGTGGTAATACAGGAACATTTTATGTGACGTATTTCATTTTGAATGTAAACAATATTCGTTTTGCTAACAATTACAGCTGGTCAAATTATAAATTTAAAGCAATTATTCGTTATACAAAAAAATAAAGGCACTAGTATCTTTTCTTATTTGATTTTTATTAAAAGAATTAAAGAAAGAGAGGATCATACAAATGTCAAAAATTAAAAAATTTGTGAGGAGGGGGTACTGTTTACTAGCAATAGTAAAAACGGTATCCTTTTACCTATTATCTCTAAGAAAGGAGGTGCAGTTGAATAGCTGCACTTCTTTAAAAAGAGGTGTTATTTATGGCTAAATTTGTTAATTCTAACGGAGATGAAATCAATACGGATGTTGTTCTTTGGAGCGGTAGTCATTTCGGCTATGGTCATGATTTAACATTAAATGATGATGCTTTGAAATTTAAAGAGTTAATCATAATTAGTGATAATAGCGCAGTTATTGCACCAATTATTGATGGAGAGATCATATATTCTGGTGTAGTTAACAACTGGACTGTTACTAGTATGTCTTTTAAATATAATCAGGCATCAAAACTGTTACACATTGATAATTGTAGATGGACAAATTCATCTAACAATCAAGGTACAACTGTTACTAAAGTCATTGGAAGATATTAGCCATAAATAAAAGCATAAGGTAAATCTTATCAGTTGATTGTATTATATACAAAAAAATAGCAATTAAAGGACGAAAGTCCTTTTTTTGGTGTCCTAGATAGGACTAAAAACTGTCTAGAAAGGGTGATTAAATTGAAAGTTAAAAAATATGATTTTAATCAATGGTTGAAAGCTGCAGGTATTAGAGCAATCAAAACAGTAGCTCAAACTGCTGTAGCACTAATTGGAACATCTACAGTCATGAATGAAGTCAATTGGGCAATGATCATTAGTGCAAGTTGTCTATCTGGTGTGGTTTCTATTCTAACAAGTGTGGCAGGACTTCCAGAGTTGGAAGAAATTGAAAGTGAGTAATTATGTATGAATTTCTAATAAAAACTTATACGATTGTTCTTCCAGTTATTCTTTCGTATATTGTGTGGCTTTTACAAGAACAAAAGAAAAAAGCAAAACAAGATGCGATTGTAAGAGATGAAAGAATTAAAAAAGAAAGAGAAATGCGAGAAGCTAACTCAAAAGGTACAATGCTTTTATTAAGGGTGAAATTGATTGAATATCATGAAAAGTATATGAAGAGGGGTTCAATCCCTACATATGCATATGATAATTTCAATGAAATGTATGATGCATACCATGCGCTCGGTGGTAATGGTATGGTTACCAAAATGAAAAATGAGATAGAGCTTCTGCATTTACAAAGCAAAGAGGGTAGTTAAATACTCTCTTTTTATTATGAAAAAGGAGGTATTAACATATGGGATATGTTATGAAACAAAATTTAGCTCGTAAAGAAAATTATGGTAGTGAACGTAGCGCAGCTGATATTAAATATTTAGTCATTCACTATACTTCAAATGATGGTGATAGTGATGAATCAAATGGAAAATACTTTGCTAGAGAAGTCGTTAAAGCATCTGCTCATTATTTTGTAGATGATGATTCAGTAACTCAAAGTGTTCCAGATAATTATGCTGCTTATGCAGTTGGTGGTAAATGTCAATCAAATCACCACCCATATTATGGTACAATTAAAAACGCTAACTCAATCTCAATTGAAATGTGTGATAACCATAAAGATGGTACAATTCATATTTGTGATGAAACTTTAGCAAACACTTACGCTTTAGCTAGAGCATTAATGAAAAAGTATAATATTGATATTGATCATGTCGTACGTCACTACGATGTTAATGGTAAGTTATGTCCTAACTGTAATGGATTGTTAAATGACAGCACATGGCAAACATTCAAGAATAACATTGTTAACTCTACAACTGGTGCACTAGGCACAGGCACTGTAGTTCCAGCTGCTGCTAAAAATGATAACTTAGACAGTTTGATTGCAAGAGGTCAACAACATTCAATCAACTTTACAGGTCATTCAATTGCAACTGATGGTGCATATGGTCCTAAGACTCAAGCAAATATTGCTAGATGCTTCCAAGTTGCAATCAACAAAGATTATGGAGCTAAATTAAAGGTTGATGGTGCTTTTGGTAAAAATAGTAAATCGGCTTTAGATAAACACTATGTAAAACGTAAAGAAACTCAATACCTTGTTACAGCGGTAGAAATTGCATTAATGTGTAGAGGATATGATCCTGATGGTGTTGAATGTCCAGGTAAGTTTGGAAGTGGATTAGAAGCTGCAGTAAAACAATTCCAATCAGACAGAGGATTAAAAGTTGATGGAATTGCAGGAAGAAACACTATTTTGAAATTAATGGGTGTTTAAAATGAAAAAATTAAAGATTATTATCATTGTATTACTTTTATTGATTGTTTGTTTACTAGCAAAAAACGCTCAATATCATTCTCAAATCATAGAAAAAGATAGTCAAATTGAAAAATTAAAACAAGAAAATTTGAAATATCAATATCAAATTGAAACATTGAATGAACAATGGGGAGTTTACAGTAAATAATTAAGTAGTATAATAAAATGTGTAAAAATTTAATTGTATTATAACTAACCTGTACTTTAGTTAAATAATTCGACGTCAAAAAACAATTGAATATTTTACTTATAAATCCTACCCAAATCAATGAGTAGGATTTTTTTATTTATTCATATTCGTATTCATTTTCTATAATAGTATCAACACGTTTCATAATTGCATCAGCAACGACATCATCTTTTAAAAGTAATTTGAAATCAACTTTCAATTTGAAAAAGTCCATTAAAACGATATATGCATAGGCATTAGCGTCTACTTCTTCATTTTGAAGATTGTATTCTCTTATAGAAAGTTCATTGCTCGTTTTATAATTATCAAAATCAAATATATGTGTATCGATTTGATATTTGTGTCTCAATTCATGTGCAATAGCAAATGCCATATCTACGTCACCGTATTCGTATTTGGTTTTTAAATATAAAATTGATTTTCCATTTTCATAACCCAGTGTAGCAAGTTGAGTTCCTTGATTGAATTTCTTATCATCTGTAACTATACTATCAGGTAAAGAAATACATAGATCATCACATACTTCTTTTATAAATTCTAATATTCCGTTCATATTTTTTCTCCTATTTGCAAAGATAATCCATATTCAACAAACGATTATATTTTTTTACAATCGTTTGAGCATCCTCTATTTCTTTAATATTTAAAATAAATTCTTTTGATATAAAAGCATTGTTTTTTATAGAAGAACCACCTAAGCGTTTTTTGAAATCGCCATCTTGTACTTTGATATCAATATAAGAATTGATTTTATTTTTTTCTACTCTTACAAAATAATAGTTTCTGCTTATTTTAACTTTTAAATCAGTTGTTCCACAGCTTAAACTATCAATATTTATATACATGTCATGGTTTAAATTTATTTCTTTCATTTTTTTCACCCTCTCAATTAATCATCGATTAATTCCATTTTATAAGCATTATCATATAATTTATTAAATCTTTCATAAAGCTCTGTTTCAATGTCTTGTGTTAAGTTTTCAGCAATAATAGCAACACCATTATTGTCTTTATCTAAAAAATCAATTACAGTAAATGTCCCATCTTTATAAGGGTATTCTTGAATCTTTCTAGAATATTCTTTAATTCCATTATCAATTAAAAATTGTTTGATTTCTTGACTTGTAGCATTCATATTTTCTTCTCCTTTGCAAACATTGATCATTGTATTTTTTAATAATCTTAATTTTTCTTCTGATAGAGCATTTCCATTATTTTTCCAACCTCTAAAGGTTGAATAGTTAACACCAGCTTTTTCACAAATTACTTTCATATTAAAATATTGTGATTTTTCTAAAATGAATTGTTTTAAATCTTCCATTTCTATCTTTCCTTTCTATTTTTTATACATATAAATAAAATTACCAATACCGCTATTAATCCGCCTTGCATAATATTTTGATGTGGAATATAATATAAACGGAAGAGGGATTTTTTAATTCCCTTTCCTGTCTTTTAAGATTTCTTTGATTCCTAGAACGATCGCTACAACGTATGCTAGGGTTTCCAAGAAATCTTTTAAATTATAAATTCCAAACATCTCTATCCTCCTTTCTACACTTATATTATAATACAAATTTGTATTATATGCAATACTTATTCGATATAAATAATACAAATTTGTTGTAAACAAATAGTAAATATTTTTTAACTATTTGCCTTGTTATATAAATTGGTATGCTATTTATTAATAGTGGTCAAATTGGTAGTCAAAATCCAGTTATTTCCTAAAAAGCAACGCTATAATGCGGGTTTTGAACGTTCATGATTCTTGACTCTTAATCAGAGGGTCCACGGTTCGAGACCGTGCGGGGAGACCAATTGATAAAATGGCTTAAACACTAGGTTTTACTAGAGGTTTGAGCTTTTTTTATATCTTGTTTTAGAAACTTTGCTTGGTTAAACTAGGGCATATTAGGTTGAACTAAAAGTGTGCAAAAAAATGAAATATAATCTTATAACAAAATATTTAATGAAAAAAATGTAATTCTAAGTGAAAGTTCTACATTTTTTTATCATATATTTAATAAAATGTATGCTATAATTACAAAAGAGAGGGTGATTTTATGTTTTATAGTCAAACATGTGAAAATATAAAATTGATTATTTTTACGTTAGATGGTGGCTTATTAGATCTCAATAGACTAAGATATAATTATTATCGAAGTACATGTGAAACCTATCATAAAGTTGCTACTCGTGAAGATTTTTCTAAAATGCTTGGAAATATGAATACGATGTATGATCATTCTTTACTGTCTGATTATATTTCTGCTAAAGATTTTAATAGAATGGTTGAAAAGGATTTATTTGAATATATTAAATTAAAACCTAATATTAAAAGAGAAGGCGTTGATGAGTTGATTCAATATTGCAAACAAAAAGATATCAAGATTGCAGTATATACGACTCATAAAACAAAAAGAGCTATTCAGTATTTACAACTTGCAAAGATCTATGAAAAAATTGATTTTTTAATTGGTGGAGATTCACGACTTAAACCTTTACCTGAAGTGGATGTTTTAGAGGTGACATGTCAACAAATGAACATTGATCCTTCTCATACAATGGTGGTTGCTAATTTTGAATCAATGGTTGAAGCGGCTAATCATTTACTTGCAAATGTTATTTACATGCCAGATTTAGTACCAGCCAGTGATAAGATCAAGGCCAGTGTTTATAAAACGACTAAAAATCATTTAGAAATTATGAATATGTTTTTATTTTCTAAGTATGATTCTGTGGAATTGTTTTCACCGCTTCTTGGAATGAATGCACAAATGGATTTAGAAACTTTGACACATACTCGAAATCAATTATTGGATAAATATAAAGATGATGAGCAATTAATTGCATTGGTTAATAGAACATATGATTATTTCAATGAAATCTTATCAAAACAATTTTTAATTAATGAGTTAGAAAAACAAGAAACAAAGAGATTTTCATTTGATGATGAACAAAATGATAACGTTCAAGAGGTTCATGATAAATTTAATGATGTTGTTTTAGAACAAGAGCAAGAAGATGAAATTTTACCTGATGAACAGGATGATACGTTTCTATTTTCTAAGGCCTCTTCTTTGGACCCTCAAAGAATGAGTGAATTAATGGATATTATAAATGGAGATGCCGTAGATGAAAAAAGTCATGAAGAGAATAAAACAAATGAAGAAAATAATACGATAGAACAAGAACATTGGTTAAATAAAGTAATTGATGTTGTTTATAATTTATTGATTTCGGTTATTATTGTATTTTTTGCTTTAATTGTACAAATTTTATTTCAAGGAAATTCTTCTAAACTTTCACAAATTATCAATATGATAATCGATGGTTATGTAGGAATTATAAATTTTATTTTTGGTGTGTTGTTTGATATTTTACATAGTTTTATAAGTGTAATACCATCATATAAAATGTTTGTTTATCATAATTCATCGCTATCATCAATGGCAGTAATTGCGTTATTGGCTATTATTTCAAATTTTATTTTAATAACTTTAATTAAGAAAATTGTTCAAATGTTGAAAAAAGACTAA